AATCGTGAGGCTTTGGCAACGGTTGTAGCTTATGTGGTAAAAATGGGCCCACAATGTTATAACGATAAGTCAAGGTATGGAGAAAAACCCTGGTGTCAAGAAAAACAATGGGTTTTAATAGGGCGTTACTCTGGCTCTAGGTTTAAATTGGAGGAAGGTGCAGAGGTTCGCATCATCAATGATGATGAAGTGATTGCCACCATACTCGATCCAGATGACATAGTGAGTTTATAATGAATGAACAAGAAAACACTCAAACAATTCAGCCAGAGGTTGAAGAGCTAGAGGTACAGGTAGTAGATCAAGTTGACGAGCAAACAGGACAATCTGTTTCCTCAGATGATGAATTAGAAAATTATACGAAAGGCGTTTCTAAAAGAATCAACAAGCTCAACGAAAGAAATAGAATGGCAGAAGAAAAAGCTGCAAGACTTGAACAAATGCTGGCCCAGAAAGAAATGGAAACAGCAAGCATGTATCAAGTGCAACAACAGACTAGAGATCAGTTGCTTGTTAAAGAAGAAGAGGCACTTGTGGCCAAGGTAAACCAAGCAGATGACTTGTATAAGAAAGCTATACAAGCTGGTGACGCTGAATTGATAAGCAAAGCTGATACGCTTAAAAGCGATTTAAGTATTCAAAAAGAAAAACTTAAAGTAGCAAAAAGCCAAGCCGAGCAACAAAATTTTCAAAATCCGCAAGCCGTGCAACAGCCAATGCAACAGGCAGTGCAGCAAAATCAAGAAACACCGCCAGCAACCAGAGAGGCAAAAGCCTGGCATGAAAAAAATTCTTGGTATGGCGATCAATCTGATCCAGATAATTGGCAGGCATCGCAATTTGCATATTTTACGCATTACAATTTAATTAACGAAGGTTATGAGGCAGACTCAGATGAATACTATGAGCAGCTTGATAACCGAGTATCAAAAGTTTATCCAGATCTAGTATCTGGGCAAAGTGTCGAGCAATCAGAAGGTAGACCCGCTGTGCAAAGAGTCGCCTCCACCTCTGTCGGAGGACGACAAAAAACACAAGGCAAAAAGAACGGTGTAACTTTTTCTAAAACGGAAGTTGAGCGTCTCAAAGGATTGAAACCACACAATATGTCGGAAGACGCGTGGTTAAAATCTGTTGCTAAAGAAAAACAAAAAATAGCCAACAGGGAGGCAAAATGACCGAAGAACAAGACAACACTACCAGAAAATCCCGTGAATCCGAGAATCACGCTAATAACACTCGAAGAAAACCATGGACGCCAGTAAGAAAACTTGAAACTCCAGAACCACCAGAAGGATACGAATATCGTTGGATAAGAGAATCCATGTTGGGCCAGGAGGACAGAAGTAACGTAAGCAAAAGATTGCGAGAAGGTTGGGAACTTGTAAGAGGGACTGATTTACCACAAGAATTTGCATTGCCTACTTTGGACGAAGGAAGACATACTGGCATTGTATATAATGATGGACTACTTTTAGCAAAAATTCCTGTCGAGACGAAACAAGAGCGTAATGCTTACTATGAGTCTCAAACGGCTAGAACCAAAGAGGCATTGGACAATAACGCGTTTAATGAATCCAGAAGGGACAGTCGCTATGTACAGTATGATGCAAAAAGGGAGTCTAACGTTACTTTTGGGAAAAAGTAACAACCACAACAATAGGAGAATTTTAAATGGCTAATAAAGATAGCGCATTTGGATGCAAACCTGTTCGTATGATGGGTGGAGCACCCTATAACGGTGGACAATCACGTTATAGAATTGCAAGTGGAGCTACAACACCTATATTCCAAGGAGACTTGGTTACTCAGCTTACAGCTGGGGTTATAGGAAGACACGCCGCGACTGGAACCGTTCCAATTGTCGGAGTGTTTAATGGTGTACGTTACACTGACCCAACCACAGGCGAGCAAGTTTTTAAAAACTACTATCCTGGCAGCGTTTCTGCTAGTGATATTTTTGCTTACGTTATTGATGACGCAAACGTCATATTTGAAGTCCAAGCAGACGATACCTTCCCGGTAGCGGATCTGTTCGGTAACTTTGATGTTGTCGAAGGCTCACCAGTAGGCGACACTAAGTCTGGAAGATCTAATGCAGAGCTAGACGTAACAACCGGTGCTACGACCGCAACGTTACCGCTCAAGTGTATTGACATCTCCCAGGATCCCGATAACGATGACGTAGCATCATCCAACACCAATGTACTATGTGTGATTCAAAACCACATCATGGGACAAAAAGGTGCTGGCTTAGCATAAGGAGTAAATAATGGCTATATCAAGAGCTCAGCTAGCTAAAGAGCTAGAACCAGGTCTAAATTCATTATTTGGTCTTAACTATGATGAATACGATCGTGAATACGAAGAAATCTTCTCTATAGAAGATTCAAGTCGCGCATTTGAAGAAGAGGTATTAATTACCGGTTTCGGATCTGCGCCTACGAAAACTGAGGGTCAAAGTGTAAACTTCGATCAAGCATCTGAAAGTTTCAGTGCGCGTTATACCCACGACACAGTGGCGTTAGCGTTTGCTTTAACAGAAGAGGCTATCGAAGATAATCTCTATGACTCTTTAGGAAAAAGATATGTCAAAGCATTGGCGAAATCTATGGCTAACACCAAAGAGATCAAAGGTGCGGATGTGTTGAACAACGCTTTCTCATCCAGTTTTACTGGCGGAGATGGTGTTTCTCTAATTAACACTGCTCACCCACTTGCTGGTGGTGGAACAGCTGCTAACAGAGCAACAACTATGGCCGACCTTAATGAAACTTCATTAGAGGACGCTTTAATTGACATCTCTACTTTCACAGATGACAAAGGATTAACAATCTCTGTGCAAGCTGACAAACTAATCGTCCCCCCACAATTAGTATTTGTTGCTGACAGAATTTTAAATTCTAATCAGAGAGTAGGAACATCTGATAATGACCTAAACGCTATCAAGAACACTGGTGTTCTTCCTGGCGGTTATTCAGTAAATCATTATCTAAATGATCCGGATGCTTTCTTCATCTTAACTTCTGTAACAGCACAAGGCGAAGGCCTTAAAATGTTCCAAAGAACTGGCATGGAAACTTCCATGGAACCAGACTTCTCAACTGGAAACATTCGTTACAAAGCTCGTGAAAGATATTCGTTTGGTTTCTCCGATTGGAGAGGCGTATATGGATCACAAGGTGCATAACTCGAACGTTTAGAAATACCGTTTATAACTCAAGTATTTCAAATTAAGGGCCCTCCAGGGCCCTTTTTTTTGGCCTAAATTAATTACAAATTAAGTGTATAAATTGTTGTACTTTTGTGCATAATTGTGCATAATAGGTATGTGGGAATTGAAATTAAAAATAAAAAAACGGAGAAAAATATGACTGTCAATATAATTGAAGAAATCAACAAAGCTGGCTTTACAGCTTTCCAACACCCTGGAGAGGGTATCAAGATCAGCTGCGAAGACGGCAAAGACGCTGGGATCTACTACCCAGATGATTGCCCGGAGTTTGACATCTACGACCAAGATCCCTGGATCAACCCAGAGGTTGTTAAAGTCTGCAAAGACAATGGTTACGAAGTTGACTGGCAAGATCCTGGTACTTTAACTGTTTACAAGGAGGTGGCGTAATGACTATGACTAGAGAATTTTATATCCCAAAGGGATCTAAAGAAATAAAGGCTGCAAAAACAGACGCGGTAGCTTACGTTGAGGATTGGGAGTGCGGGACCAAGTACACGGCCATGGTGTTCGGCGGCAAGAGATCTAAATATGACAAGTATTACGGTTTCAAAAACAAAGAGGCCAGAGACAATTATGTGATTAAGTATTTCACAGATCAAGAAAATGCAGCTCTTGCTAAAAAGAAACGTGCTGAACAAGCGAAAACGCAAGCCAAAGAAAATCAAGCAAACTACCAAGTGGGTGATATTCTTGTTTCAAGTTGGGGTTACGATCAAACCAACATTGATTATTACCAAGTAATTGAGAGAACAGCTAAAATGGCCACCATTCAAAAAATTTGCAAAGAGTTTTTAGATTCTGGTTATCCTAGCGAAGATAAAGTGATCCCTCTTAAAGATTCTTTTGTTGGCAAGCCTAAGAAAAAGAAAATTGGGACTTACGGTATTACGATAAGCAGTTATGAGACTGCAAGTCTTTGGGACGGCAAACCCGACTATGAAACTGCTGCTGGTTGGGGTCACTAATGATTAAAAAAATATACCTTGATATGGACGGAGTTTTAGCCGACTTCGTTACAGCTGTTGAGGGCCCCGACTATTTGAACGGGCCCTTACACGGCGAACAAACCTATGACGATCGCAAG